ACCAAACCAATCGCCGGCTGTTTCCTGCCCGCCGGCCCAAATTTTATCAGTATCAACCATGGGCAGCCAGTGAGTATATTTTACCCATCCTGAGAAATAGTAATCGCTGATGTTGTGCAGTTTACACCACTGTTGCAGTGCTGTTATTGCAAGACTGTTTCTCATGACAGCAACATCGTCAGAATAAAAATGTAAATAATTTTTTGCAAAAACTTCCCTGGCTTCTTTGTTCCAATTTTGCCTTTCGGGACCGTGAATGTTGAATCCAGCGTCTGTTGGAAAATAAAATGTACGGTGGGGATTGGTTAGAAAAAACACAGCAACAACACGGTGATCCGGGTCCCATTGCTGTTGCAAGTAATTTTGTAACTGCAAAATCATGTGCTCGTTGCTGGTACCGCCTTGTCCGTAGTTATAAAACTGGTCAAACCCCAACTGCTGGCACAGTATTTCCCCATAACGAGGAACGTTTGGTTCTAATTCAACTCCTTGAGGCCAACTGTCTCCAAAGGTTACCAATACCTGTGTCATTATTCAAATCCACTGGTGCTACCTGCTTTTTTTAGTGTGGCAAATATTGCAGTGTTTTTTTCATCGTGCATGAATTCAGGGCAAAATTTACACTGCGGAATTGTTTGATCAATTTTGTGAAGGAACGTGGCACCACGTTCAACATACTCATCAACCTGCAACGGCTTATAACTGTTGATCAAGTGTCGATCTTGGTCGGATATGTCAAGCTGGTGTTGGGCATCAAACTCAGGAAACAATGCCACTGGCCCGCATTTATACAATGCACCATGTATAAAATGATAACATTTAAACATGGCAAAACCGCAGCCTTTGTGCGCCAATTCAGGATCACTGTTGTGCAGTGTAAATTTTCCGTTGGCGTTCAAGTACACCGAGGCACGATAAAAACTATCATACTCCCAAATTGGTATCCTCACGTCATTGCTGTCAACGAATGCATGTGTAGCACCAAAGGTCATTGCGTTATTAACATTGGCTGGGTCACTGTGATGATAGTACCTAACGTCACCGTGTAAAAATTTCTTTACTTCATCAAAACAACGATCAAGGTCATTGCGATTGTGCAAACTTACACCTATCCAATTTTTGATCCCAAGCTTGTTGGGGTTGACTGGGTTGACCAATCGATTGTACAACCCTTTGACGCTGTTTAAGCGGGTGCCATTGGTCAGAATCTGTGTTGAAACATTCCACAGTCGATTGATACCATCAATCCAATCTAGAATTGTTGGATTCAACAAAGGCTCGCCGCCAAGGATAGTAACTCGTTGTAGCTTTATGTGCTGAGCCCATTTTTCGTAGATACTTTGATAGTCGCTCCACTTTTGGTATCCTTTGAACTCGTGATTGTTGAAACGATTGCAATTGAAACAATTCAAGTTACAGACATTTGTGATGTAAAATTCAACATTGTGTACAAGGCGACGAGGATCGTCTGGATTCTCGTCAATGAGCAGCATGGTCATGCAGGTATTTACCAGCTTTTGAGAATGATCAAATTCTCTGTACCGCGGCCGTTGAACGGTGTTTCTGTGGTGGTCAAGTCCTTGTAGATCTTTCTGGCAGCTGGTTTGCCTGCGGCATTCATGGCTTTGAGCACGTCTGCTGGCTTACGCAGAGTTTTTTGCTGACTTTCTACTGTGCTAAATCCAATAATAGCATTGCTCTTTACAGTAAATGCTTGCGCATGGCTGTCAGCAACAATATGGATCAGCTTGCGTTTTTTGGTATCGTACAACCAGGCCTCAGACTTGTCCACAAGACTTGCAGCCGGCAATCCTTTGAGCTTGAGCTCTGCAAACTCTGTGATATGTTTGAACTTTGCGGCACGTTTTTCTGGACTCACTGCTTTGACTGCTCTTGGCTTGCGCTCGACCTTTTTGATCTGCACATAGGCGCCGCAGTCAGAAATCACAAGCTCGCAGAACTTTACACAGTTCCGTAACTGCACCTTGCTCAGGTAGTTATAGCCTTGAACCAAGTCTGCATCTTTGCCTGTTACTGCCTCATCAAACTCTGTGAGTTTACGGGTCCAAATTTGACGGATGTCGTTTACCATTTGTGGTGCAATGTTCATTGAACGCATCAGCGCCACGGGTTTGTAATCAGCACTGAGTTTGGCACCTGACGCAACAAAGTCATCAAACAAGCCATCTAACTCGCCAGCACACTCAGACACTTTTTCACGCAGTCGGTCCTGGATAGTGATTTTTGGTACTGTGTCCTCAACTACCACTTCCTCTAAGACTTCATCTTGTTTGGATTCCAATATCTCTGCTAGCAAGTTATCCAATTTGATCTGCTCCGAATCCGTGAGTTCTAGTCCCACCATGCTCATGCGGCACAGCCAGCCTGTGGTCAATCGGATAGAGCTGTCTGGAATGCGTTTGAGTGTACGAACGTCTGCTTTGCGACCATGCAATTCTAAATAGTTTACAATCATCTCGCGAGCATCTTTTTTGCCGTAGAAATAGTTGTACCACGAGAAAGCATGACTAAAGGCACTGATGCGATTGTCGGTGGGTTGTGTTTTCCAAGTGGGTTCCATGCCCATGGCATTGGTATCAGCACTACGAGGGTTCAATGGCTTGACGGGTTTGGTTGCAATCATAATTGTTCCTTACTTAGTCTTGGGCAAGTGTTTTACAGCGTCAAAAAGTTTGGCGGCACGTTTAACATCAAAATTCTTGTGCTTGTACATCCAGGCTTTTTTGCGCTCTGCCACTTCCAGTGCCTCTGCCAGGCGCCATTTAGTGTCAAAGTCTGCAGACATTATTATACGGCTCATGTCCACAATGTCCAATGCATACTCCACCCATTTTTCCGTAGCTTTTACTTTGTCATAGGACTGTATAAAGCCCTTGCCTTTTGGACCTGTGTATTTTGCAACAAAGTTAGCGGCTTTCATAACATACTCCTAGAGTGGTTAAGCATGTATTATAGCAAAGATTGATTTTGATGTCAATCTTTGCTGGTGTTGTTTTTAGAACACAGTACCGCGAAACTGCTCGTAATCGTAGAATGCTACTAAAGTACTATCTCGGAAGTAAACTGTGATACCGCCCAGATCCTCGCGAGCGTCCCACTTTGTCTGCTCCAAAATAACATTGGTTGCACGTACCTCTAGCTCGTCTGTTAAGTCCTCGCAACTTTGAAGAGCTTCTGCCTCATAATCTAAAGTGTATACTTCAGTACTATTAATTTGTGCGCTTTGTACATCTGTTAGCATTGTGGCTCCTTGTGTAGTTAAGTGCTAATTATAGCAGTTTGGGAATATCCAGTCAACCAAAATACTATAAATAACAACATGCCACGCCTAAGCCTATACCGTCCCAATCGAACCCGAGATTACCAGTTTTTGGATCGCACTATCTCCGAAATGTACACTGTTGGCGGGGCAGATATGTATGTTCACAAATATCTAGGACCACAAACTGGCGGTGAGGATTCGGCATTTTCGGGCAACGCAGACGCCACCCAGCCAGTGTACGACGAACTGAATCCACTGAACATACAGGACTTGCTGTTGCTGGAAAACCGGGATCGTGTGTACGCTCCTGACATCTATGTCATGCGAGGAGTATACAATCAACAAGATGTGGACTTTGACCTAACACAGTTTGGCTTGTTTTTGAACAATGATACCCTGTTTATCACGTTTCACTACAACGACATGATAGACACGTTTGGCCGAAAACTCATGACCGGCGATGTGCTGGAACTGCCCAACCTGCGAGATTTTCATCCGCTGAATCCTAACTTGCCGCGAGCTTTGCCCAAGTATTATGTGATACAAGACGCTGCTTTTGCCAGCGAGGGATTTAGTCAAACATGGTTGCCTCACTTGTGGCGTGTCAAAGCCACCCCGCTCACAGACGCACAAGAATACAATTCAATCACAGACAAGCCAATGGTGCAAGAAAACATCTGGGACAACGGAAACTTTTATCCCACTGGCACTGTGGTCAACTATGGCGATGTGTATTATCAGGCCACTCAGAACGTACCTGCTGGCACAAACATAACCAATACCAACTTTTGGACTGTGTACACTCCTGACACCATCAGTGATATACAAGGCACCAGACAGAAAGACTACGAAATCAACGATGCTATCTTGGTCCAGGCCGACGTTGAGGTTCCGTTGTCAGGCTATGATCCCACAAAGTTTTATATTTTGCCTACCAATGAGCTGCAGCCTGCTAATCCTGAAGGGCTCACAGCAGATAATACAACCACAGTAGACGGCACACAAGGCGGCATGAACGTTACTCCCAAAAGTGACGGGTACACTGTGGGTTATCTCACCGGCGATGGTATTGCACCCAATGGATTGCCTGTTACTCCTGGTGTGAGTTTTCCACTCAGTCCTGTGGCCGGCGACTACTGCTTACGGCTGGATTACAGGCCCAATAGACTGTTCCGTTATGACGGAGCACGTTGGATCAAGATTGAAGACAAGGTTCGCACTGATCTCAACAACGGCCCAGACAACAAAACACTGCGTAGTAGTTTTGTCAACAACGACACCACAGTCAACACCACAGACCGAGGCGCTATTCCAAGTCGTCAGAGTCTCAGTGAAATTCTTAAACCTCGCGCCGACAACGGCGGTTAAGGAGAATCAAAATTCAAAGTTATTTTTATGACGAACAAATACGTCGATTCCTGTTACAGTTTACACGAATCTTTTCAGGGTTCCAAATTGAATACGGACGCGACGACGCTGATCCCAATGCTGCCGCACTGTTGCGTGTGCCCATCCGCTACGGAGATTCTAGTCGTCAGGCACAGACCATACTGCAAGAAAACTCAGCCAGCAGTTTGCCATCTACTCCACTGATGACATTTTACATTGCGGCACTGAACTATGATCGTCCCAGAATGCAAGAACCTTACTTTGTAAGCAAGGTCAATGTGCGCCAACGTACCTACGATACCGAAACTGAAACTTATGAAACCACTCAAGGCAATGCGTTTACCATAGAACGTCTGATGCCTGTGCCGTATGCGCTGACCTTGAACCTGGATGTTTGGACCAGCAACACCAATCAAAAGTTACAGTTGGTGGAACAAATACTGACCTTGTTCAATCCCAGTTTGGAAATACAAAGCACTGACAACTTTCTTGACTGGACCAGTTTGAGTGTGGTTGAACTAGAAAGTGTAAACTGGAGCAGTCGAACTATCCCTGTGGGCACAGAAAATCCCATTGACATTGCCACACTGAGATTCAATTTGCCAATTTGGATCAGTCCACCTGCCAGGGTCAAGAAACTGGGCGTGGTTGAACGAATTGTGGCCAGCATGTACGATGCACAAGGCGACTTGATCAACGCCATTACCAACAACGATTTGTTGCTGGGCACACGTCAGGTAATCACACCCTACAACTATGCCACTGTGCTGATTGGCAACAAACTACAGTGTTTGCAGCAACAGTACCTGGCTGCAGAGCCTGACAACGACAGTTTGCAAGAAACTGTGATTGTGCCCGACAGCAACTTGATGTGGCCTGCTGTGATCAGCTTGTACGGTGCTCTACGTCCAGGCATCAGTCAAATCAGACTGGAACAACCTGATGAATCAGAAGTTGTGGGCACTATTGTGGTAGATCCCAACGATGAAAGATTCTTGCTGGTAGACATAGACGTTGACACTGTGCCACAAAACACATTGCCGCCCATTGATGCCATTATCAATCCGCAGGCCACTGGGCCCAGAACCGAAGACTCTTCCATAGCTGGTGTCAGGTATTTGTTGACTGAACCTACTGGCAACGGTGAAAATATTGGGCCAGCTTCGGCCTGGGTTGGCGAAAATGGGCGACCACTGATAGCCGAAGCCAACGACATAGTTGAATACATGGCATCTGGTTTTTGGCGTGTGGTGTTCAATGCATCATCACAATCTGCCAGCCAGTATGTGACCAACATAACTACAGGTACACAATATTACTGGACTGGACAAGAATGGATCAAAAGCT